GTGCTGGTGCTGGTGCTGGTGCTGGTGCTGGTGCTGGTGCTGGCGGTGCTGCTGGTGCTGGTTGTCTCCTTTTAGGGTGTCCGAAAATTATTTTTAAATTTGTCATTGACAAGGGGCGCGGCCTGCTCATTATGGAGGTCCACAGCAAAAACCAAAACCATATGACCCGCCGCCGCAAACTAGACTCTCTGACCACGATGAACATTTACCGATTCCCCGAATGTGACGTGCCCCGCGCTAAGCGGTCGCCGTTCGACTTCTACGAGCTTACCGAGCATGAGCTTCTGAATGCTTTTCGGTCTGGCCTACCCTTTGACACGGGCCGAATGTACGCTCGCAACGGGGGACACAGTCGTCTGCTTTTTGACGGTGTTAACCTGCTTTGCATCGTCGCGCTTGAGGACCGAGGAGCTAGCGATGAGGAGATGATTTGCGGGCCAAAAAACTCCGCCTGCGCGTGGCTTGATGAGGCGTACGTGGCGTTGGCCACAGTTTACGATCGCTTGATGGAGTGCCGCGAAGATGCCGAGGAGGATCAGCCATGACCCGCCGCCGCAAACTAGACTCTCTGACCACGGGCCAGCTTTGGGCCTTGGTCGCCCGTGAACTTTTCCGCCTTTTCCTTGGCGGGGTACTCCTTGCCTCGCTGCTCCTCCTTTTGGCTCTCGCGTGAGCCACCGACAACGAACAAAAACAAATAGAACACCTAGAATATGAAGTTTGACACCTTAGCAAACATGAGTACCGCCTCCCGCCTCGAGGCTGCCGAAAAGATAGCCCGCGTTCCTCTGGCCACCCGTGCGGGCCGCTCACTCCTCCGACATGGGGTTCACCCCCGCGATTATGCGCGGGGCTACGTCTCTGCCCTCCTGGGCTATACTTGCAGCTTTTCGGGGCATTGCTCCACTGGCTCGTACCTCGTAAATATGCTGCAACGGCAGCGGAGGTACAGCAAGGAGCGGCAGGATCCGCTTTTGATCCCCCTGCGCGACAGGATCAAAAAGTACGGCCCCCTCCAGGTGCTGGAGAGGTCAAAAAAAGATCAGCCCGGGCGGCTCGTCTCATTTGAGATCGAATGCAAGCTTGAGCCGTCGCAAGCGGTCCGTAACCACGCTTGGCCCATCATGGCCGGGGGCGTCCACGCGGAGCATGACGGATTGGAAATCCCGGTTGTTTGTAGGTGGGATGACCTGCGCCCGCTTTACCGCGTCTGCGCTGCGCTGCGCTCGTTCGGGGCGCGTCTGACTAGATCTTTTGGAGGTCACGTTCACCTCGATGCTCGGGACCTCTACACTGGGGGCGCTGTTCCGGCGAGCCTTAAAAAGAGGATTAACTCGGTGGTCGTCCCCGGCGTGGAGCGCGTGTTGCGCTGGTGCGTCCCGGCGTCTCGCGTCGGCAATAGCTATTGCCAGTTGATCGGCGCGGATTGGCACATGTCCGACAGGTACCGGGCGGTCAACGTGTGCAGCCTGGGCGAGCATCGCACACTTGAAATCCGCCTGGGCGCGGCGTCCCTCAACCCGGACAAGTGGAGGCTTTGGGCAATGGCCTGCCTGTATTTCCTCCGTGCTCCGATTGATAAGGGCGCGGTCGCGGCTCTCGCGGAAATCGGCACGGCCACAGAGGCGGCGGACTGGATCATGGCTTCGACGATGGAGCCCTCCCTTAAATGGTGGTTGCTCGGTCGCCTCCGCAAGTTCCACCCTTCCGCCTTGCCTGACATGGCCCCCTTGCCTGACGCATCGGGCGCAGACGTTTAATCTCCTATCAATCAACCTTCTAAATCTAAATCATTATGTGTAAAATCTTTGGCCTTACCAATACTAGCAAACTGTCCGAGTCCGCGCTTTGCGCTCTCATTACCCGCGCTCACGCTCAACTCACCTCAACGCAGCGGGACGGCTGGGGGTATGCGCTCGGCTCGTTCTCGGAGCGCTGGGACAGTCCGGCACAGTGGCCAGGTCCGAATGAGTGGCCAGCCATCCGCGAGTCGCTCGGGGGCGTCCAGGTGTCTGCTGATTGCATCGTTGCGGGGGCCTGGTCCGGCCCTGGGCCTGCGCTCATTGCTCACGCTCGGACGGCAACGTGCGCCCGTGGTGCCGTTAATGCTCACCCTCACGCTTTTGAGGATTGGACGCTCGTGCATAATGGGGTTGTCGAGTCGTCTGGTAAAGCTCGGCGGTCTTGTGACTCCATGCATATCGTCGAGAGCCTTGCCAAAAGCGGCGGGCCTGACAAGCTCCACTCGGAGCTTTCCGGGTACCTTGCAATCCTCGGTACTGATCCTGAGGGGCGGTTTTTCGCTCTCCGTGACTCGCGTGCTCCGCTCTACGTCGCAAGGGTGCCATCGCTCGATGCTTGGGCTTTTGCCAGCACGCCTGAGCTTCTGCGGGGCATTGTCCAGGAGTCTACGCCGCGTCCGTATGAGGTCGCCCCCTATGTTTGGCACAGCCTCACTGAGTCTGGGCAGTGGGAGACACGCGAGGTCGAACCGTGGGCTGCGTATGCTGCGCTTAGTAGCAAGGCAAGTACGGCGTTTGGGGATGAGGTGGGCGAGCCGTGGACAAGCAAGGGGGCAAAGCAGCCGAAGTCCGGCGCGGATCGCTGGGGCAGCTGGAGGCGCGATAAAAAGGGGAGGTGGACAAACGAGCCGCCTGCGCCGTCGGAGCTTAAAGGTAGCACGTCTAAATTTCCAGACTGGCCGGACAAATAAACCCATATGTACGCTCTCAAATTTAGCGGTCATTTATTAAGTGCGGATCGGTTTTCCACCCTGGGGGCGGCTCGCGCTGCCCTCCGGGAGGTGATCCAGGAGGAGGCGCGCAGGTGCCGCGCTCGTCTGGGGTCTGCGGTGGTCGTGCGTTGCACGCCATGTATGTACTCCATCCACGCCACCCGCTCCCGGCATTCTCCCTTGTGGATGATTGGGAGCGTGGTCGAACTCTAGCCTCCCTCGGTCCATCGGCCCCGGCCTTGCTTTTTGCTCGGTCGGGGCTTTTTTATGCGCTCATAATCACATGATAACAGCTAGACGCATTGAAACCGAGACGTGGCAGGCAATCCGCGATGCCTACCTTTTAGGTGCAAGCCTGCGGGATGCTGCGGAGCGTTATGGTCTCAATTATGAAACAGTTAAACGCCGCGCCACTCGGGAAAAATGGCCTAAGCCCAGGGAGGTCGTGCCGATAGCAAACGCCCCCACTCTCCCCCCGCCCACGGTCGTTGCAGGCGAATCTTTGGCTCGTCGGGGCGAACTCCACCGCGAACGAGTCGCGGCCCTCGTCGAGCAAGCTCTTGCCGCCGCCCTACCTCCAGCCTTGGAAAGCTGGTCGGACATCGCCACCGCTGTTAAGCTCGGCAATCAGGCGTTCGGCCTAGATTCCGCCGCTTCCGTAGTCTCCATAAACTTCCCTGCTACATCATCAACCGAGTCCCCCGGGTTCATAGACATTTCCACCAATTTCCCGCCAGCCACGACAATGGACCCTCCCCCCATAGGGGGAACCCCCCTCCACTTGCCGGAGGTTCCCGCGCCATGAGCCGCCGACACGCCACGGGTGCCCCCGCCCTTTCCCCTTCCCGCCGGGGTTACTACGCTCAGTCCAGAAAAAATTTTCTCAGAAATGAGAATAGTTGACTGTTAAATAAAGACGTATTTACATCGTAAAACATGACCGAAGAGCAGATCGCCCGCTATGTGACCCAAGGCTACCGTATGAAGTACGGCAAGCTCTGGGCACCCCAGAACGGGAAACCGCCAACTGATCTGCTCATCGAGTTCCAGGCATTCCGTCACCGGATCAAGGGACCCGAGTGCCCGGGAGCACATGTCCACTTCAAAAACATCGTCAATGCCATCTGGAATCACCCCAAGTCAACAAAGAAAGTTGACTGGAATCCCTGGGCCGAGCGAATGGTTGAACACCTATGTGAACATAAATACTTGGCCATCGCAGGCTGCGCGTCCTCGGGCAAGACCCGAATTGGTGGTGCGCTTTGGGGGATCGTGAACTTCATGGCCGCGCCGACAGAGACGAAGGTGCTACTGACCTCAACCTCGCTCAAGGATTCCCGTCAGCGGGTTTGGGGCGAAGTCGAAGAGTATTGGATGGCAGCAGCCCAGCTTCTTGGAGGGGAGGCCAACATGCCAGGAGAACTTGCCTCTTCCGCAGGCATGATCCGCTACAAATCGGGGGACATGCGCTCCGACAGGCAGGGACTGACCCTCATTGCAGGGGAAAAGTCGAAGGCCAAGGAGTCCATTGGCAAGGTCATCGGGTTCAAAGGCACACGGGTCATCCTGATCGCAGACGAGTTGCCCGAGCTATCCGAGGCTCTGATCAACGCCGCCGAGTCCAACTTGGCAGCGAACCCCGAGTTTCAGATGATCGGAATCGGGAACCCGAACAGCTACTTCGACCCCTTCGGCGTGTTCTGTGAGCCAGAGACAGGTTGGAACTCCATCACCGAGTTGGACTACGAGTGGAAGACCAAGAAGGGATTCTGCATCCGGTTTGACGCGGAGAAGTCTCCGAACATCCAGGCAGGCAAGACCATCTACCCCTACATGATGACGCAGGAGAAGCTGGATGACTTCCAAAAACGTCTTGGAGTCAAGACACTTCGTTACTACCGAATGGTCAAGGGATTCTGGTGTCCGACAGGCAGCGAGGAATCCATCTTCTCGGAAGCCGACATCCTGAGCTACGAGGCAAACAGCCCCGCCATTTGGCGCGAACCTCCTACTCTCGTCGCAGGCTTCGACCCCTCCTTCACCAACGGCGGAGACCGCTCTGTTCTCTACTTTGGCAAAGTCGGCTACAACCTGGACGGGCTGAAGACTTTGGAATGGACGGACTTCGAGGAGCTTCAGGAGGACGCGACCAACAAGACATCCTCCCGAACTGAGCAGATCGTTGATCTCCTGGTTCGCGCCTGCCAGAAGCGGGGAGTCCAGCTCAAACACCTTGGAATCGACGGAACTGGTGCGGGTAAGCCCTTCTGTGACATGGTTCGCGCTCGCTGGGGAGGGGACTTCCTGGAAGTTAACTTCTCGGGGAGTGCCTCGGACATGCCCGCGAGTGGAACCGACAGCCGCCCATCCAAGGAGGTCTATGTCAACAAAGTCTCTGAGATTTGGTTCGTCGGACGCGAATACATGCAGTCCGGGCAGATCAAGGGCATCTCGCCACCCTTGGCACGCGAACTCTGCGCCAGATCCTACGTCACCAAGCAGAAAGGCAAGGTGCAGGTCGAGTCCAAGTTGGAGATGAAGAAGCGCACAGGCAAAAGCCCGGACCTCGCGGATTCTGCGTTGATCTGCCTTTTTTTGGCTCGCCAGCGTCTGAACATGTCCAGCAAGGCACGAGCTGCCTCCGACCCTGAGAACGGAACCTTTGGCATCAACCGCAAGGCCAAGAACATGGCAATTAAATTCGGACGAATGTTCGCCAACCGTTGACATCCTTGGAATCCCAGCTACTCCATCCCCCGACATTCATACCATGAACATCGCCATCGCCGCACCATCGGCCACATTCCCAAAACTGGCAAAGCTGGCTCAACTGCTGAAGAAGTGGTCGCCTCTTGGCAGCAAGCACAGCTACAAAATCTACTGCACGAAGCTGCGCAAGGAGGACATCCAGCGCATGTTCGACGGCTTGGACATCCAGCTGGACGACAGCCTGCCTGGGGTCAATCGTCACCAGCCGATGCTGGACAACGAGGTGTTCCAGCACATCGCCTCGAAGGAGACGACAGCACCTTGGTTCCTGCTGACCCACAACACGGTTCCTCTTTCTCCTGATTGGGCGGACAAGCTGGCCTCGGAACTGCTTCAGAGCGGCAAGACCCTCCTTGGATGCGCGGCCTACACCCCGAGGATGTACAAGGACAACAACGGCGTGACCCGAGCTGCCGATGGAGATCCGTATCTCTTGGAATCCGCAGTCTATCCACCCAACCTGCTCAAGTCCATCCGCACTCGTCTGCTCAACGCCACGACGCATCATGAGTCTCTCAAGGCCCGTGAAACGTTCCACATGGCACATTTGTCGGGTCTGATTGCCAACGCGGAGTACAATCCGAACTTCCGTCTTGGTCATGCGGGTTCAGCGGTGGTCGCCACCCGTTTGATCAACGAGGCGGTCATTGACGAGATGCTTGGATACGCTGTGCCTCCCCCGGCCACCGAGCGGGTTGTCGTGGAGGCTCCGACATACCAGCCGTTTGTTCCAAAAGAGCCGACCATCTCCATCATGACAAGGAAGGAGGCTCTGCTCAAAGCCCAGATGGAAAAGGATGCGGAGACCATCCAGACCCCGGACGAGCCCCCGGCGGAGGACGCCTCTCCCTCGACAATCCCGGTGGAAGAGGTTACTCTTCCCGTCAAGCGCAAGCCAGGAAGGCCGCCCGCTAACCGCTGACCATGCTCGACACCATCACCGACACCCTGCCTCTTGGCACCGCACCCCTGGTTCCCACCGCCGAGGATGGGAAGCTGCTGACGAAAGCCCGGATCAAGGACGCCCAGCAGGCGAGGAACGTTTACAAGATCCTGAGGAAGGCGGATGAGTTCTCGGCCAGGGAGCGTGCAAGAATCCAGGCGATGATCGACGGGGAGCCTCCCTACGACCCCTCGGAGCTGGTGCAGAATGGTCTTGGTGAGATGTGCAACGTCAACTGGGGGCAGGCGGAGCTGATGCTTCACCGGGCAACCTCGCCTTACCTGGACCTGATCGAGTCGGTGGACACGCTGATCACCACGCCGACACGGTACGGGGACCCGCAGATGCGTGCGGACTGGGAGAACGTCATGGCGGAGGAGTTCACCAGGATGCTTCGTACATGGCCGGAGTTCTTCCCGCGCTACCTCTACTTGGTTCAGCAGTATCTGGCCCACGGGGTCGTTGTCGCCTATTTCGATGACGAGATGGACTGGCGGTTTCAGATCAGCCCCCTGGGCGACTTCCTGGTTCCCCGGCAGACCCGTGCCTCCGAGGAGGAGATCGAGGTCGCCTGCTTTGCCAGAAGCTGCCCTCCCCATGAGCTGTACCACAAGATTGCCGACGAGCAGCTGGCGGAGGAAGTCGGCTGGAACGTCAAGGCGGTGAAGCAGGCTTTGATAAACGCACATCAGGCCAATCCTCGGGATGGAGCCGCGATGGAGAACTGGGAGAAGGTGGAGCGTCTCTACAAGAACGGGGACGTTGGATATTCCAACGGCGCGATGGCGACGGAGGTGAAGCTGGTCCACATGCTCATCAAGGAGCTGGACGGCTCCGTGTCCCAATACGTCTTCACCGAGGACGTTGAACTCGACCAGAAAAACTTCCTCTTCCAGCGCAGAAAGGTGTACGCCGACTGTTCCCAGGCATACGCGCTCTTCATGTACGGGGTCGGCTCCAACGGCTACCTCCACTCCATCCGTGGTCTCGGCTCAAAGATCTTCTCCTCCGTCCAGGGGCTGAACCGTCTGCGCTGCCGCATGTACGACGGAGTGCTGATGAGCAGCATGATCATGATCCAGCCGCAGAGCGAGGAGGCTTTGGAAGACCTGAGCACCCTGCACATCGGCCCGTTCTCGGTGTTTCCCCAGGGGGTGAATCTGGTGACTCCTCCGCAGACCAATCTGACCAACCAGCTCATCCCAGGGTTGCAGGATCTGGACGGGCTTCTCCAGCAGCACGCCGGGCAGTACACGACGGAGGCGGCTCTCAACTCGCAGAAGGAGCGCTCCAAGTTTGAGGTTCAGGCCCAGCTGGAAAGCCTGTCCAACATCAACATCGCGGCCCTGAACCTGTTCTACAACCCCTGGGAAAGGCTGCTCAAGGAGATGCTCCGCAGGACGATCCGCCAGGACTACTATCCCGAAGATCCGGGCGGTTTGGCGGTGAACGACTTCAAGGCGCGTTGTGTCGAGCGAGGGGTTCCGGTGGAGGCGATTGTCGCCATCGACATCAAGAAGTCCAAGGTGGTTCGAGCCATTGGAAACGGATCAAGCGCGGCCAGGACGGCGCTCTTCGGCCAGATCTTCCAGCTCTCCCAGAACTTTGACCCCCAGGGCCGTCGTCAGGTGGTTCGTGACATGGTGCGGACGCTTGCTGGCGTTGAGGCTGCGGATCGTTACATCCCGGCTGAAGAAGGCCAGCGCATCCCGACAGAAGCCAAGATCGCCCTGCTTGAGAACAACCAGATCCTCAACGGCGAGCAGGTTCCCGTTCTTCCGAGCGAGCTTCACGTCATCCAGCTGCCAGTTCACATCGGCAAGCTCCAGGAAATCGCGCAGGCTGCGGATCAGGGTCAGATAGACCTGGCCCAGGCCGCGCAGGTTCTCGTTGGACTCTACCAGCACGCGACGGCGCATCTTGAGTTCATCATGGGCGACCCTGCGGCCCCGCAGTTCAAGCAGGAACTCCAGAGAATCAGTGAGATCGTAAACAACGCTGTCAAGGCTTCGGAGAAGATTGCCAGGGAACAGCAGGCTCAACCCCAGGAACAGCCAGCCCAGGGAGGTGAACTCAACCTCTCCCTGGAGCAGAAAGTGGCTGAAGCCACGGCAAAACTGCGTTTCGCGGAAGAGAAACATGCCCAGGAAATGCGTCTGAAAGAGGAGCAAACTCGTCAGGCCATGGCCCTTGCAGACGCGGAAGCTGCTGCTAGGATCGCCAGAAGTTCAAGGATTTGACACATGACAGAACACATATTCGTCCTCAAGGTAAACACGGAGACCAAGACGGTCAGCATCTACCAGCCATCGGTTGTCACCGAGGGGAAGGGCAGGGCTGTCGCCTTGGATTACAGGCAGTCCAAGCTCAAGAGGGCTCTGGCGCATTTGCTCAAACTTGTTGTTGAGGAGGTGAAGGAATGACCACCGAAGACTGGTACCGTTCACCCACCGCGATGACGGAGCTTGCCGCGCTTTTGAAGGAAGGTGCGCTCAAGGACGCCATTGAGGTGCTGAAGGAGGAGTCCCGCGCAACCTCCTTCAACACCAATGATCTCGCCACCATCTCCCTCCGGCACGCCAGCATGGCGGGGTACAACAAGGCCATCAATGACCTGATCGCCCTGGCAACGCCGACGAAGAAGATTTCCAGAAACACTCCCCTGGAATGGGAGCACATCAAACCCCGACAGTAACCCTACCACGCCATGAACGACAACGAAGCAAGCCAGGAGATGATCGAAAGCGGGGAAGCCTCCGCCGCCGTTGGAACCAACCCGGAGAACGCCTCCCCTCCGCCCGAGGATCTGGATTCCTCCAGCTTTCTTGAGGGTCTTTTCAAGACCTCCGAGGACCCGGACGCAACCCCTGAGGAACCCGCCAAGGAAGAGGAGCAATCCGCTGCCAAGGAAGAGGAGGCCGATCCCGATCTGGCGGACCTCCCTAAATCCGCCAGTGAGAAGACCAAGATCAACTGGAAGGCACAGAAGGAAGCCAAGCGGGTCATTGAAACGGAGAGGG